AGCCCTCACACTTTAAAGAAGGAGAAACATGAGTCCATTAAGGCAACTATTACTAGCTCTTATTATCGGGCCAATCCTTGGAGTTGGATTAAGTATGTTGATTGCTGATTTTATGGATAGACCTAGGCATAAAGTAAGTAATTACACTGCAATACAAAAACAATATATAACGGGATATATAGGAGATAAAACAGTTCAATTAAAAATAATAAAGTATTAAATTTTTCATAATATCCTCCTGAGAACAGTGCTTGGCCGGGCCAGCTCTAGCGAACCGGCCACTAAAAAAGAAAGGAGACTAAAAATGCCGGATGACAAAAAAGACACAGAGCAAGAGATAGAAGAATCGCCTGAAGATCAGGTTGACGAGACAGAGTTGGCCTTTGCCGAGGAGATAGAAGAGGAAAAGGAGCCTGATGAAAAAGAAAAGGCTGCCGAAGATAAAAAACCTGATGAAACACCGAAAAAAAGGGGAAGGCCCAAAAAAGAAGTAGCGGAAAAATCTGATGAAGAAGGCAAGAAGATAGTAAAAAAAGAGCCTGAAAAAAAGGAAAAGGAAGACGAAGAAGAGGAAGAAGAGGAAGAAGAACCAGAAAAACTGTCTGCCAAGGAAAAGCTTGATAAACACTTGGAATCTATAAAGGACGAAGAGGAAGAACCCCCTGCTGTTGAAAAAGAGAAGGAACCGGAAAAGAAAGAAGTCAAGAAAGAGACAGAAGAAGTCAAGCCTTCCAAGATGACTAAGGAACTATTGGCAGAACGATTGAAGCTGATATCAGGCGATGATCTCCCAGGAGAGATTATTATAGGAGACGAGACAATCAACCTGAAACAATATGCCGAGGATTACGCGGAAGATTATGCGGCCATACGAGTATTATCAAGCCTGACTGCTGAAAAAATGATTGAAAAGGCCCTAGGTAATCTTTCTTTCGCCAAGTCGGAAGATATTGATACGAAAATAGGGAACCTTGAGTTGAGAGTTACCCAACTATCCTTTGACAATGCTGTCGTGCAGGCAATCGACGAAGAAGGTAACTTGAAACATCCTGATTATTTTACCATTACTCGTGGATCGGGAATGAAAGACTTTCATGCCTGGGTAAAAGAGCAAAGTCCTAAAATACAGAAACTGGCAAATTCTTTGGAGCCGGAGGATGGGATCCTGATTCTGGATTATTACAAAGAGAATACTGCCAAAGAGAGAACTGCCGAGCTTGATAAAAAGACTAAGGACAAGAAAAAGGAATACGATGATATTTATCGAGGAAAAAAGTCGGTAAAAAAGGATAGGACGGAATCCGGCCAAGGCCAAAAATCGGACAATGAAGAGGCAGAAGAGTCATTCAATGAAGAGTAGACATGCAAGCTAATATTCAACAAAAATTTGAAAAGAGTAAACTGTGGGGGACGTCTCGTTTCCGTTTACATGAATTTGTTTTTAAATCGATAGAAGAAAGGAGGGATATAATTTCAGAATGCATGAAACACGGTGAAATTAGATGTTTTTTTTGTGGCAGAGTATTTGGTTGTGGCACTCTTGGGCCTGGTACACACATTCAGATCCAGTGTCACGATTCTAAATGTAAACGTATGAATGTGATTTCAACAATTTAACAACCACTAAACCCTTCCAACGCCGAAGTCCTAGAGACTCCTGAAGGAATAAGAAAGAAAGGAGAATAGGACTTATGGGACTACCAGCAAATACAACAACCTACGAAGACATTTCCCCTAGAACACGGGGAAAGGCTGTGAGGAAATTACTGGAGCGTGGTCAACACATTATGACCACGGAACGATTCGGTACTGTTGACCCACAACCAAAAAATTCAACCTTAACCCGGAAGTGGAGAAGGTATCATTCCCTTCCGAGGGCTTCGGCTCCACTGGCTGATGGTGTGCCGCCTACCGGACACAAGCTCACACATACGGATATTACGGCAACATTGGAATTTTACGGCGATGTCGTAAAGATCACAAACATCATTCAAGACACTCATGAAGATCCGGTATTGAATGAGTCGATGAAAATATGCGGGGAGCAGGCCGCTGAGACAGTAGAAGAATTGAGGATTAACTTCCTCAAGGCAGGTTCCAACGTATTTTACGCTAATGGGGTTTCTACCCGAGCTACTGTCAACAGCCCGGCGGTAAGAGGTGATTTTCGCAAAATCTACCGCTATTTCAAGAAGTACAAGGCCCGTGAGATCACCGATATCATCAAGGCATCGGCCATGATCTCTACCGAGCCTGTTGAATCGGCTTATTTCTGCATGGGGCATACTGATCTTGATGCTGACCTGAGAGGTATATCCGGTTTTCTGCCGAGAGCTCAATATTCGGATTCAACCAAGGCCCTTCCCGGAGAGATCGGCAAGATAGAGCAGTTCAGGATTATCTTGACTGCCATGTTTGATCCATGGTTGGCCGCAGGATTAGCTGGCACCACGTATTTATCAGGCGGAGCGGCTGTTTCTTCTTCCACTGCATGTGATGTTTATCCCCTGATTTTTGTTGCAAGGGATTCTTATGCCATCGTTCCGCTTCAAGGTTACAGCTCTGTCGATATCGGCGTGGTTAATCCTGGCAAAAAGACCAAGGATGATCCACTTGGCCAGATCGGTTTCGTTTCTTGGGGAACCTATCAGACGGGGACGATTTTGAATCAGAGCTGGTGTGCAAGACTGGAAGTGGGGGCAGTAGCAAATCCCTCATAAAATGAGGTAAATCAATAGGTTAGCAAATTAACCCTTTAGCTTTTTTAAAGAAAGGAGAAATATAATGAGAATGTCAGGATCTTTCAATGGGACAGCAACGGATCTTTGGATCTGCTGTGGTTTTGTCCCAGATTGGGTTCATCTTTGGAATTTGGAAGCCACGTCCCCTATAGAGGTTGTTTGGAATAAACAATTTATGAGAACTCTTGAATGTTGTGAAGGGTTTATCTTTACGTGGCATAGCGACCCTGCGACCTTTGATGCCGAACAACTAGCAATAGGAGCAGGAATTCAACCTTACTTCGGTGGAGAGACACTTGTGTCAGGAACAGGTACTCTAGGCGTTGGAACCACCACCTATGGCTCAACGTCTGCTGTTTACCTCCGTGTGGATGCAAGAGATTACAGATATGTCAACGCTGATTCACCATTTGGCATTGGAGATGCCGTTGATACTACGATTGATGGTTGGACATTGACAACCGCAGCCAGCTACGCTGGGAAACTCAGTAGCGCAGCAACAGGAACTTACATCGGTGAGGGTTCTCCGATCATCATTGATGGTAAATCGTACGTCATTAATACGTTCACAAGCAATGGAGAAGTGGCAGGCGAGATCGTATTGAACCTTCCTGCACCTACCGGCGTAATTTCGTATATCGGCGGTATGTACGGTATGAGATCCCTGGTTGTAGGAGATGTTACACCAGCCGGATTTATGGTTGGAAATGCAACTCTTAATGCCAGTGGTAACATATGCATATTTGAAGCTGGCCAGTACGACAGATAAAAAAACCTTTTGAGCTTCCAGAAAGCCCAACCTTTAAAAAGGAGAAAAAGAAAATGCCAGAGGAAATAGAAAACCCAGAGCAGATTTTTTCAAATCAAGGAATACCTTTCAAGAGTGAGCAAAGAGCCCGAGCCGCTATCGAACAGAAAGGCTTAAGTCTGGATGATTTCACAGTTCGATCTCATGAAGAAGGTTATATCATCGTCCCGAGACCGAAAAGGGATAAAACTGAAAAGTATTACAGAGTAACCTTCAATCATAAGTCGAGTCCAAATGATGAGGATGATGTTACCCTTATAGTGAATGGCGAAACCCTTGTAATTCAAAGGGGGGTAGAGGTTATTATTCCCGAAAGATACAAGGAATGCGCCGATCATGCCACATATCCGGTATTTAGACAGAGACCTAATGAATCGAGGAAACAGGTGGGAACCGTTATGGTGTTTCCATATAGCCTCATGGGAGAAGCGGCTGAGCAAGAATATCTGAAGCAACTCAGAGAAGGTAATAAAAAAACGAAAGAAGCGATGGAAGCTGATAATAAGCTGATATCGTGATTTTAAGGAAGGATAGGTGAAATGTGGCGGTTCCAACTGTCCCGACGGCAGCCACACTGGTTGCGGAGGGTTTAAAAAAAAGTGGCTATGCATCGCCTTCAGTTGCTTTAATAGCAAGGGCTACAGACTATTACTTAGAGGAGATAAAGTTTGATCTTTGGCTCCTCGGTAAGCGATTAAAGTCTCTTCAAGCCGAGCACGTTGGAGTATTAACCCCCGGTATATCGAGGTACGATTTTCCTTCTGGGTTATCTAGCGTAGCGACTGCAAAAATACTCTACGGAGATGAAGAAGACGATGTGCAAGATGGTGCGGCTGCAACAGTAACTCTTGATGCAGAGGAAGATGAAGGCGAGGATGAGCTTGAAGGTAAAGAAATTCTTATCTATTCCGGCACTGGCAAAAAGAGCTTATCCCAGATCTATAGCTATGATGAGGATACTCTTATTGCCTCAGTTTCCCCTGCATGGGCTAATTGTCCAAACGCAACAGCTCCGATAACAGATGATACCTATGTCATAATAGATCAATATACCCCGCTTGAAATCGAACCCATAACCCATTTTAACGAGATTGGAGCCCCTCATGCTACCGGCAGGCCGCAGATTATGTATCCTGTGGGCAGTGAGGATCAGTATGGCTACTATCATTTATATCCTGTTCCTGATGAAGACTACTACTATGGTATCCACATGATTTACTACCTTAACCTGCTCACTCTTGATCTAGCAGGCACAAGGATGACCTCCCTATATCAAAGATGGCGGAATCTCTGGATACAAGGGGTTAAGGCAAAACAACTTGAAAGCGATGATGATTCCAGGGCTCCTGTTGAAATGGCGAGGTATTACAATATGGTCAAAGACCTGGCGAGCCTTGAGACATACGGCAGAACCATAAAGCAGCACTATGGAGGGATAAAGGCTTAAAATGGGCTATGTAGGAAAAAGTATCGTAATACCGTGCGAGGCGGGAGGCCTAAATTGTAATCGCAATTTAGGAGCTATTCCCATCGTCGATATGGTGTCTGGGACAAGAAACCTTAATCTTAATGAAGGCGGAAGAAGGAAACGAGGCGGAACGGCTCAGATTAATGCCAGTGCAATCGACTCAGGGGCAAGGATATACGGATTATTTGATTATCTGAAACCCGCAGGGACTCAGTACATCGTCTTCGCAACAAGTGGGAAAATATATAAAGACGCTACGAACACAATTAAAACCGCTTGGACAGCCAGCAAGCATGTCTGGTTTTCCCAATTTGCGGGTGAATTATACGCCTGTAATGGAAGCAATTCCCCTGGGAAATGGGATGGAGCCACATGGACGGACGGTTTATCATCTGAAGATGCTCCAGGAGCAAGTACGGCAGCCTTAGCTGGAAGCGGAGCTGGCAATGTTGATGATGGTGCCCATAGTTGGAAGATTACATTCGTAAATGCTCATGGGGAAACTATAGGTGGGACTGGTTCAAATCAAGTTACAGTTGCCGATAAAACAGCTAATGGGAAAGTAAGTTTAACCTCAATTTCTGTTGGACTGACTGGAACTGTTTCCAGAAAGGTTTATCGTACTATAGCCGGAGATACCGGGAATTATAAATTGGTAGGCACCATTAGCGATAATACAACCACTACTTTTACTGATAATGTGGCAGATGCGAGCCTTGGAGCAGATGCTCCTTCAGCAAATACCGCCTATAAATTACCTACTGACTGGGCAACAAGCAATCCTAAATATATGATTACTCATGGCAAAGGGGCCTCCGAACGCAATTGGGCATTTGGCTGTCCTTCAACTCCTTATACTATTTATGTTACCCCAAATGATGATGGCGATGATTTTTCCGATGCAAATGTAATCACCCTCAGCATCGATACGAAAGATGGCTATGGATTGATGGGAGGCATAGTTTATCTTGATCAACTCATTATGTTCGGAAAAACACAGGCATACATTGTTGATGATGCGGATGTGGATACTTCTAATTGGGGGTACGATCAGGCGGCATGGCAGGGAGGCGCAGCACACCAAAGACTTATAATCCCCACTCCTAACGATATTATCTGTGTTGATGAGAACATGGAGATATATTCGGTTATGGCGGCACAACAATACGGGGATTACAAGGCGGCCAGCATAGCACGGCCTTCATTTATTCACAACTGGATTGAAGACAATGTACGTAAAGCCTACATAGCCAATTTTCACGGAATTTATGATCCTGTGCTAAGGGCAATAAAAATATTCGTTGTAAGAACTGGAGAGACAGAAATTGATACAGCCCTTGTTTATTTTATTGATCGTGGCCCCAAGAACGGTTGGATGATACACGATAATAAAAATAATCCATCCGGGTATGATGCCTCATGCTCGGCCCTTATTTATGTAGGTGCTGGCGACTATCAGATTTATACGGGTGATTATTCGGGTTTTATTTGGGGCATTGAACAATCGGCCAAGAATGATGAAGACCTTGCCTTTGATTCGGGATTCAAAACAACAAATATGGATAATGGCGATCCTTCATTACGGAAAGATTATAAAAGGGGCAGAATAGCTTGTGATCCCAAAGGGACGGAAACGATAAATGTAAAAATAAAGGTAGATGGCACTCAGATTGATACTCCCAGCGGTGCCTGGGCGAACACCACGGCGTATGCTGTTAAGGATATAGT